CCGGCTGTGCCAATTCGCCTAAGTCCAATGCCCCATAATGGTTATTGTTCCACTACCAACTACTTACAGGGTTCTCTTACCCAAGCCATATCACTTCTAGAATGTTTATATAGGACGTATGAAGTGAGAACAGTGACCTGAAATTATCTTTTATTTTTTGGCTTACAAAAAGAACTAGTTAAAGCATGACAATTTGGACAAATCATCATTAAATTTTCTAAACGATTATCTTTATGCTCTCCATTTATATGGTGAACTTGTAAAGGAACTTCTTGGTTTTGCCATTCAGTGATACCGCAAGCTTCACATTTTCTATAGCCTCGAATAGAAATTAAAGCCTTTAAAGTGGTAGAACCATTCTTTTTATTTCCATCATAACAAAACGCAGTTAAATCTGGTTTATTTTTAGTCCATCCTTGTCCAGTAAAATGAGAAATATTTAAATTTAATTCTTCTACCATTTTATGTAATGACTGCATTGTACCGCCGCCATCTTGTTTATAGCCCAATCTTTTTCCTAGCTCTCTAAAAGAATATACTTCAGAAATTATTTTCTCTAATTCTTCTTTAGAAAAATTTCTCCATTTCGCTTTATTCATATTATCACTCCCTAAAATAATAATAAAGGCTGGATGTTAGGGCATCCTTTTCTCGTTTAGGTGGCCAAACCTTCCGCTTCCCATATTTAATTATTGGTGCCGGCGGCGAGGATCGAACTCGCGATGTGATCATTAATCCGTGACAGATTTTAAGTCTGTTGTGTCTCAGCCTAGCTGCACCACGCCGGCATAAACCTGATGTAACCCTCACGCAGCTAGATGGTTACTTGGGCAGTACTTTAGAGTACGCTGCTGATGTATAGGCTATCAGGCGTAGCCTTAATAAGTAAGTGTGTGGTTGTTCGATATTTGCTCCTTTTATTTCTGAACCACACTAAGAAGCCCTTAAATCGACACTCCTCGAACAGGGTGCGTCCACGACCATTACGCCGCTATACATTGTCAACAATGGGCGATTTTTATCGTTGTCCGCCGCAACTGGAGCAAGGTTTATCGTCTCTTGTCCGACCGTAGGCCCATATGTCCTACTTCATTGAAAGTTTTTATTCCAAGTTTGCGGTTAACTTACAACCCGCACTAGGCACATATTCATCCGACTCCATTCTTGGAGAGTCAATGAATTTTAAAAGCCTCATTACATCTCAAGTATGTAATGGCGGTAGCGCTTCTCACATTTTACCGCAATTTCCCTTTAAAGCCCAGTGGGTGGACCCGGCGCTATTTACTGCCACTCATCAAGCATTTCTGCCTGCTTACGGCGACTCCAAGAAGAAGAAAATACAGTACGAGTAGTTTTACGCACAAACATCATTCCTTTCTTAAATCACAAAAGTAGCAACTAAATCCCAATCTGTATTAAAACAATAAATAATACCATATTCAGTTTTAATTTCATGTCCTATTTCATCATGTTTAGTTTCAACTTTAACATGATTTTGATAGAGAATTTGACGAATTTCATGATACTTCATCAGTGTGCTCCTTAAGAAAAGTTATTCTTTCCTTGTTTCTATAAAAATTATAACATAATTTTTATTCATTGTCAAGCATTAATTTTTCTAACCCTCGACATCTTTGATTCCATTCTGGTTCAGGAATTTCATAAGCATACCAATCATTACCATATTCATCACTTTGAGGACCAATAAGAAAATCATCAAACTCATTCATAATTATTGTCTCCTTTCCCTTTACTATAATTATTATAGCATAATTTATAAAAGAAGTCAATCATTATTTTTATCTAAATCTTCTAGCTGATTTTCCATATTATCAATTTTCTTTTGATCTGAAATAGACCAATTTTTAGATGGCTCCCATCCACGAGGCCCATTACGCTTTTTGTTATTGGTTTTAGCACTACACATAGGGCAGGAACAATGAATTTTATTATCAGCATATTGATGGAGATTATTGTACATAGGCCACCATTTACCTGCCGAAGTATTTCTATCAATATGATACTTTCGAAGTGCTTTAGACCAACTTTTTGCTCTATTATATGCACGATCATGAATAGCCATATAATAACCTCCAGTATTTAATTATTCTTCTCTTTGCTTAAAAATCTTACTTCCGCAATTAGTACAAGTACAGATAACAACCATATAAGGTTCTGTTTCATAATTTTCTATCTTATATTGCTCAGTTTCAAATGAATGTCCGCACTTTGGACAAATAAATAATTCTTTTTCCATAATAAACTCCTTTTAAATAATGGACCGACCGGGAATCGAACCCGGACTCGATGCTTGCAAGGCATCAGTGCTAGCCGTTATCACTATCAGCCCATATTAACAGTTTTGATAACGCAGACTGAAAACTGCGTGTATGAAAGTGGCCTTCTTATGAAGGAATACTACCAACCAGATTTGAACTGGTATCATATGCGTGAGAGGCATATATCCTGAGCCATTAGACGATGGTAGCATATGGAAGCACCGGCGGGACTTGAACCCAGCATCACTGGCTTGTGGTGCGAGACGGCAGAGTTGAACTGCACTTTACCCTATCTCACAAAGGCCAACGTGCTTACCTTTGCACTACGGTGCCATATTGCGGAGCTCTGGTGTCCGCGCCCCTCATCCTTGAAACTACAAGAAACTAAGGATGACAGAAGTTTCTTACAATGGTATACCAAGATTCGATTATGGCGATTATCCTGAGAGTAAATCTACAGGCACTTCCTCCCGAATCAATAAAGCCCGCAAAGTATCTTGGCCGCGGAACGCCAGTTAAAATTTTAAATCCATATTTCTCGTTCTTGGTATATGGAACCTCAACTTATAAGATTTTTAAAATTTTTTAAAAAGGGCTAACAAGCGTATGCATCCACTGTAGTAACGACCGAGCCCTGCTACCGACCGAATTACTTCACGGCAATTACTCGGCTGTCAAAGTCACCCTGACACAGCCACAGGTTCCCTATTAGCCAGATTCATTGCTCAGACAATGAAGCCTGTTTCCAGCACCACCACGTGGAGGTTTGAGATAAAGTGCCATTAAAGCGTGTTTTCTTTCAGCTAATGCCTATCCGCATTGTGGTTGACACGCTAAACCCACATGGGCTCCGCCAAGCACCGCATTTGCGGCACGACGCTTGCTTCATCGCCCGAGATAAGCTCAAGTCTTATCTTCTAAAATAATTAGGGAGCCAGGGTAACTTTGCTACCGGTGCACCGGTATTACCGCATTGCTGCTCATTTTACCATTTCATAGAACGGACTTGTTTATTAGTCAGGGTCTCTCCCTCTAGTCGCTCCTAACGACTTAATTTCTTTAGCTTTTTATTGGCCAGGTACGCTAACGAACCCCTCACAAATCAACCGGTTGAACATCAGTGCGGAGCATAGTCTTACCGCGTTCGGACTATTGTGGGTCATGACTCCCACTCACCGGAAGGGCTACATGTATTCCCTTCCCATCTGATGGTGGCCTTGTCGGCCAAAATGACTATTTAATTGGTTTTCCTATTTATATTGCGCCGATAAGACCGATTGGAGTTGCCAATATTCTCTCCTTTTGCGCTAAACCTATCTATCGTCATAGAAGTGTATACGGGACCACTTCTATTTAGTTCTCGTTTCCACGAGAAGGGTATTGCACCCTACTGCCACGTATACTTTCGGTTTAATATGTGAGTTCTATTCTAGCGCGGGTACCCACGAAGCCGCCGCTACTTAACGGAGAGTCCGCCGCTCTGTTTTTTTACATCGTAGAGTACGATAATGGTCGCTCAACCTAGAATCGAACTAGGAGTCGTCCCGGTATGAACGGGAAATTTTAGCCAATTAAACTATTGAGCGTTAGGAGCGGGCTCCGACTCGAACGGAATCTGAAGCTTATGAGACTTCTATGTTGCCATTACATTAACCCGCACATATTAAATGTCGCTTTCCCGCTTGCGCGGAGGATAGTGACCACCCAAGATTTGTCTTTGTGGTTAATTACTCTTTTAACCGCGAGTTCTTGTCCACCCAATATATTTCGTCATGTCAGGCACTTTAATTTTTTTACGTTTCGGAGTGTGACGTCATTGATGGCTTCTCTCCAAACGTCTATGATAATTTTATACCTCTCATAGATGGGTAGTCAAGTTAAGGCTTTATTTAAATAATCTGCGCGCGATTATTTATTTTATTTCCCTCACCTTGTATAAATATTATACCAGATTTTTTATTAGAAGTCAAATATTAAATAAGCTCTTTTATATCTTCCCATTTAATTTTGACAATAATACGATTTCCACGTCTGTCTTTGAGTTCAATAGCCGGACGACAAACAACGCCTTCCATCTCATGCTCTTTTTCAGCAATAGTAGACATAGGATGGTCCTTTACAAAAGCTACTGCTTCCCAGAGAGTTCCTTCACCAACAATAGGTACAGCTTTAATTCCGAACATAGTAGCAGTTTTTTCTACCCATTCGCGCTCTTGATAATTTTCACCAACAAGAACATCAAAAAGTATAAAGTCCACACCGTTAGAAATATAATTTCCGCCGCCTTTTTGAATCTTAGAACCATAACCTTCGCCAAAAAGAATTACTTCTTTTTCTCCAAAGGCTTCTTCAAAAATTTGAGCGTTAGCTTCGCCGCCAAATAGTTCATTAAGACGATTTACTAAATCTGCGGGAATTGTAGCATTATCAGTGCGGCCACCAAAGGAAACATTATGACCGTCCCAATAAACACGGATATTAGTTCCGTCAATTTTTTCAGTCCAAATCCACTTATTTGACACAAGAAACTCTACAGTAGGATCACGAAATACTCCAGGCATAAGCTTCTTAGTGCCATTCATATCTCTAGAAAAAATTGTTTCAATCTTTTCATATTTACGCATAATTAGTATCCTTTCTTACCAAATTACCGTCCCTTCGTTCGCGCGAAGATATTCATATTCTTTTCGAGTAATCCAACGAATAATAGGAGTACGTCGTTCTTCATAACGTTGATTAATTCCGATATATTCGTAATGAAGAGTACCAATCAGAACTTCTACAACTTCAATGGAATTTTCTGAATCAGAAAAGTCATGAATAATGCGTTCATCAAGAACAGCCCAATCCTTAATATCACGATAAACAGGACGCAAATTCTTCATATTATATATCCTTTCTAAAATTAATATTACAACTTTCCATTAAAGCAGCAAAAATATCCCACAATTGCTTCGATACAATTTCGTCAAATTCGACAAGATAAGCATTTATCCATTCAGTATTATAGTTACGCAATCGTAAAACTTCTTTGTATTGCTCTCGCATCTCCTGAAAATCATTCATATTATTTATTTCCTTTCTCATTTACTATAATAATTATATCAGAATTTTTAGAGAAAGTCAAATATTATTTGCGCCAGAATTCATAAGCATTATTATATCCCTCTCTATATCCTTCATAATATGCTTGTTCTATAAGTTTAAGTTCTTGTTCAGTTAGATCATCATATAATTTAATAAAATCTTCAAAAACCATATTAAATCTCCTTATATCCATAATGAGTGAGGAGTTGACGCATATTCGCGGCGCCAACGGCATTTTGGCTATGAATATGAAAATAGAAAAAAGGAAAATTACTTTCTACAATCCACTTACACACATCATAACCAGTGCGTGAAAACTCGTTATAGCCATCCTCTTCTTCTCCAAGGTCGTGGTCGAAATCAAGAATAAGAATCTCATTTTCAGCCATATAATCACGCATATGGTTGAGAACATGAATTATTTCCTCATAAGAGCGTACAATACAAGGAACCCAATGTTCGGTATTCAAATGCTGGCGAAACCAAGTATCATCTTCGCGCACATCATCGAGGTAGATATAATAATTCATAGCTTTCTCCCACATTCAGGACAAAATTTAGGATAGTAATAATCAGTTCTATCTTCACCAGAACCCCAAATAGCAATTTTATTTACTTTATCTTTTTCATCCGGATAAGCAATCCCAATATAAACATGAGTAAATTCACTATCACATAAACAAGTATTAAGATTTTTTATCCAATTATTAGGGTCATATTTTCTAATTTTACAAAAATCACACATAATTATATCCTTTCTCATTCTTTCTATAAATATTATATCAAAATTTTTATAATATGTCAAATAAAAAAGAGATGGATTTCTCCATCTCAAATTTATTCTTTTTTGACTAAATATTGATCGCCCATAATCATTTCTAAAGTTATATTATCACGTTCCCAGTATGGGATACGGACAAGTGGAATGTTGTGAGAAAAGGCATATTGATTTTTTTCTTTGTCTCGTTTTTGTCTTTCTGCTAAATTGTCTTTATCAGCCCAGGAACCCCAAGTTTCTTTATAATGTTGTATTCCATCAAATTCTATCAAACGAATTATTTTTTCTTCGTTATTTAAAATAGCGAAGTCAAATCGTTTTAAATTTAATTCAGAATTGCAATATTCTTTAATATAATTAATATTATTTTCTTTTAAAATATTAATAATATTTTGCTCTCCAATAGAATAATTAATACAGCCACAAGATTGTGTTTGACCAGTTCTTAAACTATACCCATCTACTGATTTTTCAGTTCCACATTCGCATTTACAAATCCATTTTTTATGATTATTAGGATCTCGTTTAAGAACAGTCCATCTTCCAAAAGTTTGTCCTGTAATATCAACCCATTTATTATCTATAATAAGACAACCACAAGATTGAGTATGACCATTTAAAAGATTATAACTTGGGACTTCTTTATAATTACCACAATCACATTTACAAAGCCAAATTGGAATTTTCTTTTCTCCCGCAGTTTTTTCTGTGCGAGAAACTACTAATAATCTTCCAAATCGTTGGCCTACTAATTTATTATAACGTTCTTCTGCTTTTTTCTTTTTAATATTTTTCAATTTAGAACATCCGCAATCCCGCGGCCGAATACTAGAACGTAAATATTCACTACTTTTTTCACATATATTCCCACAATCACATTGACATTTCCACCAAACGTGATTATTATGTGGTAAAGCTTTTTCTAATACTAATAATTTGTCTATTTTCTTTCCTGTTAAATCTATAAGAGTAGCCATAATTACCACTCACCTCCATTAGATAAGTGGTAATTATAACGATATTTATTTATATTTTCTTCCATAATGATAGAAAAGTTTAGTGAATAGCGTTATATCTCTCACTATTTAGCTTTTCAAGCATTAGATCAATAGACGTCTTACCAGACATAATCTGCTCAAACAGTACAGGACTGCAGCCAGACACGTAAGTAATACCACTCTTAGGATCATCTAGGAAAGTATCGTTGCGAGCAGATACATTCCAGAACACTACGTCAGGGAACTCATAACGGTTGCCGCACTTCTGAGCCCACTTACGACGCATAGATTCCATAAATACTTCCTTACGATTGGAAATACCCGCAGAACGATCTACTTCCATATCGGAAACAACTACTAGAGTCTTAGGCATAGCGTTCTGAGGTAGACGATACTGCATAGCAGTATTTAGCACTAGATCAAAAACGCTTTCAAGGTTAGTATTTTCGCACACATTGGAGCGAACAATACGAGAAACCTTGTCACAGAAATCTGCGCCAGCTACTTCTACTAGACGTGCATAACGGCTAAAGCTAATGTAATGATCCTTGAAAGGTCCATTAGCACGCTCTGCGGCATACATTGCTAGAGAAACAGCTACCTGCATAGGAGTAGCAGTATTGCTTGCTCCATGTAGCATAGAGCTAGAAGTATCACAGACAACCATAGCGTTAAAGTTTTCACCGGCAGGGAAAACATTACGTAGATTATCCCAATACTTATTTACCATTAGACGCTGAGTATCGTCCAGACGAGGCTCATGAGAACCATAAAGCCAATAATCATAACAATTCATAACCTTCTGAGCCTCACGAACTACATCATAAGGGTATAGCTTACCAGCATTTACCTTAGTAGAAGTATCCTTTGCGAACTCACGATACTTCTGCTGAATCATATCACGACGCTC